ATGCAAGCATAAGGTTCTTGATTTGAGTTTTGGACTCATCATTTGCCCGCATAACTCTGGCTATCATATCCCCAATCTCATTCATGACACACTTGGGTAAAAAGCCGTCAAACCTGCTGTAATCACAACACAAAATGTTGTTGCCTTTGCTCAACAACTTATTGGCTATCCGAGTCCATTCCCGAGAATAGGGATTAACACCAACCTGAGCTGGTAAAACATCCCTCCTTTTCATGAAAAATCTGACGAAGTTCAAAAACTTCTTCCTAATGGCTATGTTATAGGACATTGGAAGCACAGTGAACAACCGACTTTTAGGCTCATGCAGCACTTTCCTAATTGGCAAGCGCTCATCCTTGACGCATTCAATGCAATAAAGGTCAGGCACCTGTGTCTTACTTGTCTCCTCGAACCAGTTAATGTCCGATAGCACACCTTCATCAGTAATTTTGAAATTTCCACTCTCACCAGACACATATCTGCTCTTTCCTTTCTCACCAGGACCACGATCTAGGCGATAAGGAAACCCCTCAGAAGTTCCTAAAACCAAAGCATCAAAAAATTCAACATTTTCCAAACCATTGATAGCAGTGTCCAAATCAACTTCATCCATTGGAAAATCAGCAGATGCATCTTCCCATACTTCGGTTATTCCCAAACACACCTGTTTCAAGCTGCCAGCATCAAAGGGTCCTGCCTCTTTTGCGTATTTGCTCATGCCTGCGGCAAATGGATCGTAATCAGCATGAACTGTGCCTGCCAATCTAGGATCACCCCTTGCCAAAACACTAGGAAGTTTGTCGCACGGGTAATTCAAATGCCACTCCTCTGGGGTCTCAACAAATGTTGTCTTCCCGCTAGCTGCCAAAGCATGTTCTGGGTCTATGAGTCCCATTGCCCTGCAACCCGGACCCAAAATCTTCGGCTCAGCCCATTCTTGGTACTTCAGCACGAACTCTCCTTGACCCACTTTTTGATCCAAAAGAGCATGGTACGGCATAAAACTTGCACTTCCTTCCTTGCCATTAAATGCCACATGC